GGAGCCTTCTTGTTGTACGAAAGCTTGGTCTGGATGGCCTGCAATCCATCCTCGATGTCCAAGCCGGGGGCTGGGAGGAACACTAGTCCCGCATCCTCAAGGTCCGCCATAACGGACGATACGCCGGTTTGCGTCTGATATTTGGCTGCACCTAGCCGAGGGTCGATCAGTCGTTCAAAGATGGTGTCGTTCGTATCTGCCTCCATTTGGGTAATCAGGTCTACGTAGTCACGTATCCCGTAACCAAGGCCCTTAGACCCCTCTCCGCCAATCCACTTACCCCCGTGCCATCGCGCCCACTCCCCGACATTGACATCCGGCCATTCCCGATAAATCCACCACGTATCCGACTGATCCACGGCAATCCACGCCATAAACCAGTTCTTCCGCCCAGCAGGGTCGAGGATTAGATACTTCGTCGTTCCCTTCAGGTTGATCGACTCGTGGGCTACGACGTTCAGGTCTCGGCTGAAGTTGGGGAACTTCGTGCTGATGGACTTCGTAGCAATGCCATACGCACGGGTCAGAATCTCCGCTTCCGGCCTATTGGCTAGGTCTTTGGCGATACGGTCGTAACCACCGAAGGGGTTGTCTCTACTGTGGAAGTAGATGATTCCGGCATCCCGGTTCCTTGAACGCTGTAGGTATGGGACGTTCCGGCCACCCAGAAGCTCGGCGGGCTTAGATCGGACGGTCTCTGCTCCTTGCACGTAGTCTCGGACAACTTCGGTGTATCCGTCGATAGGTGTGAAAGTAACGACCAGCTTGCTGTTGCGAGTAGCCAACCGAAAACGAAGAGTGCTAAGGAGTTCCGGGCCGACGAGATATTCATCACACCAAGCGCCAATGTTGATCCAGCTAGGATTGCGGCACCCCAACTCAGCACCTTCAAGGATTGTGTCGTTGTTAAGGAATTGAGCATACGTCTTAAAGATGATGGAGCTCTTGCTGACAGGGAGGATGAGGCTGGACTTGGAGAACCCGTTCTTCCGGGTGTAAGACACGTTCTCCTCGGTTCCTAAGACCTTCACCTTAAACTCTTCCGGCAGAGCGTCATAGACCGCAGACTGCTGCTGACGGATGGAGACATCCGCATTCTGGGCAAAGCACATAATGACGGAGCCGGGGTTCTCGACTGCCGCCTTTACAATGGCGTGCGCGGCAAAGGAGGTTTTGCCCGACCTGTTCCCGCCGCTAACCAGCAGCTCACTATGCACTTCCAACAATTCCTCGGCATCCCGCCAATGGGGCAGCTTCCACCCGTACCGATAGGGGTCACGCCTGCTATTGGCGATAGCCGAGTGGTAAAGCTCGTGGAGCTTTAGGACATCCTGCGGCTCCATCGCCGCCAACTCCTCGTCAGTCGGCGGCTTTAGAACTTCGTGCGGTTCCCAGACTAGGGCCATTACTCCACAGCCTCCACCGGCTTCGCCACCACTTCCACGCTACTAGCCTTCAGCTTGGCCCTAGCTTCCTCAATAGCCTTCATCGCATCCTCCAAGCTAGGCGCGGCACCCTTGTGCTCCACCACCACCTTATTCTCCCCCAGAGCTGCAAGGAACTTGTCATTAGCTATGCCCCAAGGAATAGCCAAATCCCGGATGTTGGTCCGCGCCAACTGCTCAGGGTCTTCCGCCAACTGCCGCATCTTCTCCTTCTGCAAGAGCCTCAGACCCTCCGCAATCTCCAGCGCATCCTGCGCCAACTCCCGCCGCCTATCCTCCAAGACCATCTGATGCCGGGCCTTTAGCCGACTAATCGTCTCCCACTTCATCCCCAGCTCCTCCCTAATCTTCCCAAAGGAGCATCCCTCCGCCAACATCTCCAAAGCCTTCACCGCCTTAGCCGGGTCACGCCTTTCCAGATAGTTCCCCTCAGCCTCCCCAAACTTAGCAATCTCCACCGCCATCTCACTAACAGGCTTTCTAGCCCGTTTAGCGCGTTCTTTAGCCATCGGGCTATCCGAGCATAGCCCTAGGGCTCAAATCAAGCCTAATCGCACAGGGCGGCCTTTTAGGGACATATTGGAAATTTTTTAAAAGGGGTAAGTGGAGCATAGGGCGACATCTTGGGAATTTTTTAAAAGGGCTTAGTGGAGCAATCCCAATTGACCCACCACCCCCCCCTGCGTCCCCCCTCCCCCCTCCCGATTGGGAAGAGGTGATCACCCTAGGGATTGAACTAGGGGAAATGCCCTAGTCACAAGTGTGAGTAGCAACCCCTGCGCGGGCGGGGCGAGGCTTAAGGAGGGAAAGGGTTGCACGCCACTCCCTGTCTCTCCCTGTCTCCCTGTCTCACTCTTTCCTGCACTCTGGCCTCCACTCTGGCCGCTTGGTCTGGTCTAGTCTGGTTTACCCTCCCGTTTGTTACCCGGTAGTGTACGCTTGGACACTAGTGGATTGCGGGAAATTAGAGGGCCGCAAATCGCAAGGAAACCGCCTAGAAACGCAAATTTGAAAAGCCCGTACCTAGACCCCAACCGTGCCGAGATTTCGCGTCTATTGCGTTTGGGGAAATTTCCCCACTTTTCAGGCTTAGAAATAAGTGTTTCTACGTATTGCGAAATCGCCGTGAGTTGTGGTACTATGTTCGCACGGTTGGGACACCCAACCACAACCAAACCAATGCTATGACCTGTAAGACTAACGTGATCGACGGCCTCCGCGTGGAGCTTGAATTGCAAGAAGACCTAACCCAAGGGTGGGTTTATTGGGGCAACTTCTCGGCCTCTCTTGAGGCTATGTATCAACAGGGAGTGCTTACTTCGGATTTCGGGGATAGCGAAAAGCGCGTAGCCCCGCAAACTCGGGAGAAGATTTACTCTTGGGCCGTCGCGAACGGCTACTAAGCGTTCCCCATTCCCCGGTCGCTAGTGGGCCGGGGATAGGGGAGCCCTTAGGGCTTCGCCAACATACAAACCATGACCAAAGCTATCCTAAGCAAAGTCCTGCCTGCGACTGACACCCAAGGGACGCGCGTCGCGTGTTCCTTCGCCTCTGAGGGCTACACCATCCCCCGCAAGGTCTTCGCGTGGAGCTACGCCGCCGGCGCCGCCGAAAACCACGCTCTCGCCGCTCGCCGCTTGCTGAACCTGCAGACGCAGCGTTTTGCGGTCGTCGCGTCTGCGCCTTTGGAGCGTGGGCGGTGGGTCCACCTCGTTCGCGAGGTCGATCTCTAAGCGTTCCCCATAGCCCTCGCGAAAGCGAGGGCCTTGGGGAGCCCTTATGGCTCCTCCAACACACACACACCATGAAACACGAACCCGAAACCGTCACCCTTGCCGATATCCTGCTTTATGTCCTGCTGATTGCGGGGCTTGGGTTGGGCCTTGCCTATGCGTTTTAACCCTTTGTTAGTTAACCATAAACAAAACTAGAAATGCAAAGCAACTACTTAGACAGAATCAGCTACGGAAAGACCGGATTGAACATTATCCGCCCTTGGGGCCTTTATCGGCGGGCGGGGAGCCGCGTTTTATGCGCTGATGGGAAGATTCGCGCCTTAGCTCACCTAGGGAACACTTCCGACACCTACTTTTCCATCCCTGCGGCTATCGTTGCGGGGAAAAAGTATGTCTCCGGGTACGTGACCACGGAAGAAAACGAAAGCGGGAACGCGGCCTTTGCCTTTCGTGCGCACACGAAAACAGGGTTTGCTAGCTGGCCAGACAAATTCACCGCGGAACATAATGCTTTAGTGGCGAAGGCCTATTAACAAACAAACATATGCAAACATACGTTCACCTGTCCCGTGAAAGCGGGAACGCGAAGACGGGACCAATCCCTGTCTCGACTACGTCAGCCAAAACCTGTCCGCCGTCTTGTCCCTTTAATCGGGGACAGGGTTGCTATGCGGGGAGCGGTCCGCTTGCCTTGCATTGGCGAAAGGTCACCGCAAGGGAGCGCGGGATGGCTTGGGGTAAATTCTGCTCGGAGATTGCGGGACTTCCCGAAGGCCAGCTTTGGAGACATAATCAGGCCGGAGACCTTCCGGGCTCCGGGGAGCGGATTAACTCCCGGGAGCTTTTCGCATTGGTCCGCGCAAACCTAGGCAAGCGGGGATTCACGTATACGCACAAAACGAACTCCCGCAGCAATTTGCAAGCGATTGCAAAAGCCAACTCCCGAGGGTTTACAATTAACCTTTCGGCTAACAGCCTTGCACACGCGGACACACTTGCGCGGACTAAGGCGGGACCTGTCGTTTGCGTTCTCCCGCAGGAACAAACCAGCAATTGCTTAACTCCCGAGGGTCGCCGCGTGGTAGTGTGTCCCGCTACGCAACGGGATAATGTTAGCTGCGCAACCTGTCAGCTATGTTCCCGCAGGGAACGGTCCGTCATTATCGGCTTTCCCGCACACGGGACAAGCAAGCGCAAGGCCTCGGCGATTGCGGGAGGTGCGGTTTGAAAGCTTCATTTCCGAAGGCGCAAGCGATCCTTGCAAAGCGGGGAGCGCGCTACCTTGCGGGAGCGTGCCTTTCGCACGTTTCTTTCAAGCTTTGCAACCTGTCAATTCGGGACCTCCCGGACCTCCCTTGCGGGATGGACTATCGGGACCATTGGGAAGAAACTTGGCAAGCCGAAGGCTTAACCGAAGCCAACCTTGCGCAAGCCGTAGCCGAAGCCGAGGAATGCGTGCGGGAAATCTTGCAAGGCGAAGGCCTTGCTGACCTAGCATCCGAAGCCGAAGCCGTAGCTGATAGCAAATTCGGGAGCCGTTTCGCGTGAAAAAAGCGGATTTCGTGACAACGGCCCTTTGGCTTGTCGTTTGCGCGGGCTTCCTGTTGTACGGGGCCGGGCTCGCCCTGTTAGGTTAACCCAAGCCGCTCCTTTCAAGCCTCCCTTTCACCGGGGAGGCTTTTTTGCGCCTATTTGCGGCGATCCGCGCATTCCCTTGCGCGCTTCCTTGCGTTTTGCGGGGTCCGGGGAACGCGGGGAGTGTCAACGTACCCGCAGCGGGTCAAAGTGGCTAAAAACGCAAGCAAACGCCATTTCTGGCGATTTCCGAAACTGGGGAATTTTCCCCAATTCCGAGCCTAGGGTGTTTCCCTCAGTAGCATTTGTTACTAGGGTGTTCTCCTCAGCACAAACGGTGATAGGGTGTTTCCCCTACGTAGTCCTACGTAGTGCCCTGTACGTACCCGTGCGCGGGGAAGAGGCTTGCGGGGCGCGGGCATTAGGTGGAAAAGCTCCTTAAAGGACGAATCCCCTTAAAGCGCAAATCCCCCTTAAAGGGTGAATCTCGCCTTAAAGCGACAATCCCCCGTAATTATGCCCGAATCCCAGCTCTTGATCTTGTTCCTCGCCATCGTCCAGATGGAGAGTGCCGGGGACCTGAACGCCCGCAACGGCTCCGCCGTAGGCCCGGCCCAAATCCAGCCTGCCGTGGTAACTGACGTTCAGGCTTGGGGCCATAAAGCCTCCTTAAAGGACCGATCCACCCTTAATGGCAGCTTCCGCTTGTTCTGCCTCTACACCGACAGGTGGGTGGCGCGGCACCGGCTACCCGACACGCCGCAGACGCGGGCGAACGTCTGGAGGCACGGGCCTAATTCCCAGTATGCCTTAAAGGGCCAATCCTCGAAATACTCCTTAAAGGTCGAATCCCTCATTAAGGATCAACAGCTTAGTTGTGCTAAGCCTAACTGCCTTAAATGGCTTAACGACAGAAGGAAGCACAATCTGAGACGCTAGGGTGATCGCTACTTTCTTGGCGGGGACTCCGCTTAAAACCTTCACCTTCTTGGAACTTTCTTCGAACATATCTAGCTGACTTTCAAGTGTTTCCATTCTTAAAGGTAAAATCCCACATCTAAAGCTTGAAGTCAAGCGTCTGTATAGTAGAGTCAGTTCTGTCAGATGCGGTGTAGCACCCGCGACTAATCCATTTACGGCCTTAAGCCGGGACCCGGTCGAGCGTGCTACCTCGCCGGGTTTCTTCTTTTAGGAACCCCGTAGGGTTCCGGCCACGTATCAGCTACAAAGCACCGGACGCCTCAAGCGGCGACACACTTAGCTTGGCTAGGTTAGTTGGGCAAAAGTCCACCGTGAAACTTGTTGAGACTTCGATAGCGGTGGCGTGGGGGCTCTAAAGCACTCAGGCTCAGGTCAGACCCGCCCAACCTGAAACTCTGAGCTTGCCTTGGAGGAATAAGCCAACGGGAATCGCAGACCAAGGGACGCTCCCATGGAAGTCTCTTGCATCTCGGCTAGGTCAGTAGACAAAGATGTTCTTTAGATGTTACTGCCGGGACTCGGCTACGCCTCGCCCTGTAGTGGATTGGAAAAAACATACATTCAAATTCTTAACCTAAACCCAACAAAACAAATGATGACACTAATATGCACCGGACTCGGATTCCTGATCGGAATCGTCGTAGGAGTTGTGATTCAGTCGGAGAATGGCCCTGACCGGGAGGACTTCGAATGAATCACGCAGAGGAAGCAATTCGACTGATCACCGGGGACCGGAACGAGAGCTACGGCACCCCAGATCAGGACTTCAGCGGCATCGCCGCGATGTGGACCGGACTCCTCAACACCCGGCTCACCAGCCCCATCACCGCAGAGGACGTTCCCCTGATGATGTGTGCCTTAAAGCTTCGGAGGCAGGCACATAAGCCGACGGACGACAATTTGATTGACGCGCACGGCTACTTGCTGTGCCTTCAATGGATGCAGACGGGGATTCGCCCCGTCGTAGGAAACCAAACCCAAACACAGAAAGCAGCACACAATGAAGACTAAAGATCAAATGTACCGGTCCCCGCTGGCGATGTACGCCTTCTTCCTCGGCCGGGCTGAGGTGTATCGCCTCAGCGCAAAGCACAGTACGGAGATTGGCCGGATGAAGGCCAATCGTGAGATGATGCGGAACTCCGCCTTGGCCGCTATCCGGTGCCTGAAGCGGTCCCACATTGGAGGTGCCGCGTGAATGCCAAGCTCGTCAGTATCACCCAGCCCTGTGCCGACCTCATCGAGCAGGGCATCCTCACCGCAGACGACCTCATCGCCTACTGCGCTCGGGTCAGCAACCCGTCTAACCAGCTCAACACGGAGACGGCTCCTCGCCTCCTTGCCTACTGCATTCGTCACGGGCATTGGAGCATCTTCGAAACGGCGAGTATGACCGTGGAGGTAGAAACGTCACGGGCCATTGCCGCCCAGCTTCTGCGCCATCGCTCGTTTACCTTTCAGGAGTTTTCCCAAAGGTATGCGGTCAGTTCTGCGGTGGAGCCCATCGAACTGCGGAAGCAGGACGAGAAAAACCGCCAAGCATCTGGCGAGGTAATCACCGATCCTGATCTGCTGCGCGGTGTGGACGCAATTGTGGCTGACGCCTACGAGATGTACGGGTGCCTAGTTGCGCGGGGCGTAAGTAAGGAGACGGCTCGGATGATCCTGCCGCTTGCGACCCGCACTCGGATGTACGTCACCGGCAACGTCCGAAGCTGGCTGCATTATTTCGAACAAAGGTGCGCCGAGCATACGCAGACGGAGCACCGCGAGCTTGCCAACCTGATCAAAGCCATCTTTGCCAAACAATTCCCGAATGTCCATAACGCCATTAACACAAAGAGCACAGCTTGATGTCCTGCAATGCGGACGCCCGGCCAAAGTGAAGGCCGAGTTCGCCGCCAAACTAGAGACACAGATAAATGACCTCACAGCCTTCATCCGCGACCCCGCAGTCTTCCAGCATCTCAACGCTGATCAAATCGCCCGGCTCGACGCTATCCTTACGGATACAGTTTGAGAATGCGATGAGGCGGGGGCTTACTCTGAAGCAGCTTCAGGCCGAGTTCCCGCAAGTTGATCCCAAGAACATAGCCCAGCGCATCACCGGATTGGGCTATCAGCGCCACTACCTGACCAACGAAGAGTTCAAACACATCCTAAACCGCAGAAAGATAAATGAAACTCCCGCACAATGAAGAAGCTGAGAGGATCGTCCTCTCGGTGATCATGAACGAGGGGCCTTCGGCCCTTCTGAAAGCTCTGGACTACAAGGTCACGGAGGCTTGGTTCTACTCCCAGTTCGCCAAGGTGATCTGGAAGCAGGTCAACGAGGCTCACATCAAGGGGATTGGGCTGGAGCCGCACATCATCTGCGCGGAACTAAAGAAGTCCGACCCCGACCTCCGCAAGGTGGGCGGGATGCAGAACTTCGCCGACATCTCAGGAGCCTCGCCTACGCCCCTAGCGTTCGCTTACAGCCTAGATGCCCTCCGGGATGCGTATCAGGCCCGGGAACTGGCTGTGGTGGCCTCAGAAACCACGCAAATGGCCCTAGCGGGCAAGCCGCAGGTGGATGAGTTCGTCGCCAAGATCAGCAAGGTCTTAGCCATCCGCAATCAGACCGCTACGCAGGTGAGCCTCAAGGACGCCGCAAGTCAGGTGATGGCTGACCTCGCCAAGCTTCTCTCCGGGGAGGCCGAGCAGACTGGTATGACTTGGCCTTGGCCGGATATGACCAAAGAGTTGGGGGCTGCGACTGGCGGTGAACTGATCGTCATCGCCGCTCGTCCGGGTGTCGGCAAGAGTTCAATGGCCCGCGATATCTGCCGCCATTTCGCGTCCCGATATGGCGACACGCTCCTCTTTTCGCGTGAGATGCCCGTTAAGAAGGTCTGCAAAGGTTTAGCTGGAATGATGTCGGGCGTCTCCGTCCGAGCCATCGAATCCCGGCAAGCCAATCCCTACCAGATCAAAGCCTTCGAGAACGCCTTGAAGGAGATCGAGGTAAACCTGTCCAAGAAGCTGCACATCTTCGACTCGGATCGGAACCCCGCTCAGATCGCCGCCCGCATCGAAGCCTGCAAAGCGTTTATGCAGGTCAAGGCTGTGGTCATCGACTACCTCCAACTCTACGTGCCACCGCACGGCAAAGGCGAGACACGCGATATCGCCATTGGACAGACGACCCTAGCCTTCAAAGACCTCGCCGTCTCGATGGGCATCCCCGTCATCCTGCTGGCTCAGGTGAGTCGGGAAGTGGAACGCGAGAACCGCATTCCCCGCCTGTCAGACCTGCGGGAGTCCGGCAACATCGAGCAGGACGCAGACCGAGTGATCTTCATCCATCTGCCTTCCGAGAACTCCGAGGGCGGCACGCAGAGCTTGAACGACCAGACCGTCCAGAACCTAGAGGTGGAGATCGTCCAAGCTAAGGGCCGCGACAACGGCTGCGCCTCGATCCGAATGGTCTTTAATCGGCCCACCACCAAGTTCCAACAGATCGCACGATGAGCGCAGGCAAAGGAGATTCACCTCGGAATAATCACTCGGAAGCCTTTCGTACTGGCTGGGATATGGCTTTCGGCAAAGAAAAGGCTTCCCTTCCGCAGAAGAATCCACCACAAGAACAGCGACATAAAGATGATAAAAATGAGACCCGACCGAGACACTTACGAGACGCAGCTCGCTAAGGCTGCGATGGTAATCAGCGGTTTTATGAACCGCTTTGAAGAACCCACCTGCCAAGAGCAGGCTGAGGTTGTTGAAATGGCTATGCTTTGGATGCAGGAAACCAACGAAATGATGGAGGATAAAAATGAAAACATCGGACAAAATTGACCTGATCTCGGCCGCTCTGCTGGCCGCGCAACGCGAGGTGGAGAACGCGTCGAAGGACGCGAAGAACCCGCACTTCAAGAACAGCTACGCCTCCCTCGGGAGCGTCATCGAGGCCACCAAGGCCCCGCTGAATAAGGCTGGCATTGTGGTGCTCCAGACGCTCGGAGATGGCGGAGACCGGGTGCATCTGACCACCCGCCTCCTGCACACCTCCGGGCAATGGATCGAGGACACGGCTAGCTCCCCGCTGCCCAAGGCTGACCCGCAGGGAGTCGGCTCGGCGACTACCTATCTCCGTCGCTACGCCCTCGCGGCATTCCTGTGCATTACGCAGGAAGACGACGATGGTGAGGCTGCACGTCCAATCGTCACCAAGTTCACCCCTAAGCCCGTCCAGAAGGACGATCCTTTCTGATCCGAAACCTAAACCACAACTAATATGACCTACGACAATACCAACAAGGGTGTTCTTTTCCGCGATGCCGAGAAGGAAGAGGGTTCCAAGAAGCCCGACTACACCGGCAAGCTCAACGTGAACGGCAAGGACTATCGCCTCGCCGGATGGCTCAAGGAGGGAAAGTCCGGCGGGAAGTTCCTCTCCCTGTCCATCAGCGAGCCCCGTACCAACACCAAGCCGTCCTCCACGGACGAACTCTGATGCATTGGTACACCGTTGAGGGACAGGCTGCACACACGCAGCCCACCAAGAAAGGTGCCAAGAATCCTTTCCGGGCCACCACGATTCGGGACGCGAAGGAGCAGGGGCTTCTGCCCTCCATCACCGGCATCCTCGGAGTCCTCGCCAATCCAGTTCTTGACCGCTGGCGGATGGGGAAGGTGGCGGAATACTGTTACAAGGCCCCGCCCATCGGAGACGAGGCAATGGATGAGTACGTCAGCAACGCCCTTACCAAGGCGATGGAGGAGGTCTCTGATGCTGCCGAACTGGGCACGCAGATTCACGCGAACATCGAGGCCCACCTGAAGGGCCAGCCGGTGCCTCACGCCGGCCCCGCTCTGGATATGGCCCTCTCGGCCATTGCCAAGGTGGAGTCGATGGGCCTCACGATCAACGACTCGGAAATCACCGTGGTCTCCAAGGAGTACGGCTATGCCGGGACCACCGACCTAGCTGTCTCCCTTGGCACCAAGTGTGGGATTCTGGACTTCAAGTCCACGAAGACCAAGGAGGGCGAGCCCATCACCTCCCGGTTCGGACAGGTCTCCCAGATCGCGGCCTACCACGTCGCCTATTGGGAGAACGGTGAACGCATCAAGGACAACGCCATTGGGTACAACGTCTACATCAGCACTACGGAGCCCGGGCGCGTTGAGGTGGTCGAGTACTCAGCGGCTGAGATGCGCGAGGGGTTCGAGATGTTCTGTTCCGCAGCCCAAATCTGGAGGTACAAGAATGGCTACGATCCCCGCCGGGCTTAGTGTTGGCGATTGGCAGAACATCCGTAAGTGCGTAGCCGCACGCGCCGGTACTAGCCAATCCTTCAACCCGCAAACCGCCAAAGAGCTTTGGAAACTCCACGATAAGCTTGCGACGTTCACCTCTCCGAAAAGTAAGCCGAAAAAGGCAGCAAGCCCTGAAGCTTTACCGGGAGCTCAAGGCTGATTATTTGTCAGTCAACCCGTCCTGTGAGTGCTGCCAAAAGCGGGACGCACAGGACATTCACCACAAGCTTCCCCTCGGGCGTGGGGGGAAGCTCTGTGACACTTCAATCTTTATGGCGGTCTGCCGTCCCTGCCATAACCTGATCCACGCCAATCCAAAATGGGCGACACAACACAACTACCTATGCGAAAGCTCGAAACACTTGAAGAGCGACTGATGGAAGACCTGCTCAATGCCATTGGGTCCGAAGAAGACCCTGTTGAGCAATTCCGGGCGATGGAGCGTTATCACAAGTTCGTTCAGGCCAGAGGCGAACGCCTCCGGTCGGAGTCAGTCCTTGAAGATTGAGCACAGAGGCCAGCTTCTCTTCCACGTCACTTCGGAGTCGAAGGAAGAGGAGTTCTATGTATGTGACCTCTCCCTCCACAAAGGGAGGGGTCAATGCACCTGCCGGGACTGGGAGACCAGATGCCAACCCCGCTTGAAGGAAGGCACGAATGCTGAGTACCCCCAGACAGACAGAGACAGATGCAAGCATATCCACGCCTGCGTCCTGTGGCTTGGTAATGAGGTCATTCGGAGGACGATAGGATGAGCCTCGATTGCAACACGGAGAATGGTCGCCGGTACATCAGCTACCAGCATCTGTGTCTGCAATCGTTCTGTGCCGCTAAGAAGGTGGGCTATGCCACTACCACCGACACCTCGGATGCGGATGTGGACGCCATCCTGTGGCGCTCGTCCATCGTAGGGGTTGCGGAGGTGAAGACCCGCAATCTCACCCATCAGCAGCTTTCCGGCTTTGGCTCCTACTTAGTCACCTTTGCCAAGCTGGAGAAGCTTAGGTCGGTAGCTAAGTCACTCCGCTGCCCCGGCCTACTACTCGTCTACTTGATCCCAGAGACCAAGACGGTCTGGTGGAAGGTGTGCGACAGTCAGGGGGAATGGACGGTCGATGTTAAGGTGGAGCGAACGTCAACGCAGGCCACCTGCAATGGAGGAACGGCAATGCGAGACAACGCCTACCTGCCACTCTCTTTGATGAAATGTTGAAGCCCTACAACAATGGAACTTGGAGCGCCGCTAAATTCCGTGCATTCGTTACATCTGCATTGCGTCGGGCATCTGGGCGATGGGGGCCTAAGCATTCTTGCCGCAAGGCTGCGCGAATTGGACGAAATCAGTACGTCTGCTCCGCCTGCAAAAAGGTCGTTGGCAATTCAGAAACCCATATTGATCACATCAACCCCGTCGTGGACCCTGTACGCGGATTCCAAGGATGGGATGAGTACGTCGCCCGGCTTTTTGTCGAGGCCGATGGGTTCCGTCTTCTATGTACGGCGTGCCACTCCGCAATCACGGCCCAACAACGCGAAGTAAGGAAGGCTAACAAGAAATGAAGACCTGCGGCCAATTCTACGGACACTTCGTCGATCTGGAGATCGAGGAGAACAAGCCCTTCACCCTCATTCCGTTCGGGGATGTTCACCGCGACTCCGATATGTTCGCGGATGGGCATTGGCGGGAGTTCTTGGCCTACGCCAAATCAAAGAAGAA